ATAAATTTGCATTATACGCATCTATTTCATCTTGTCTAATTTCTGCAAATTTTGCAGATTGATCTATTGCTGTTTGTGCACCAATAGTCTTTAATGGTCCAAAATTTCTTACAGCAGCATCTCCTTTGCCTGCTATATTAGCTAATTTTTCTGTAAAACTTAAAGCAGTTCCAGCATCGCCAACAGGTGCAAATTTTGTAGCAACTTGTCCTAACCCGCCTGATATTGCTCCAGGAGCTGCTGCTAAAATTCCTGCTCTTAAAGGATTACCATCTTCATCTGTAGCTGCAGATGTTGCTGCTGCTATTAATGCTCTTTGTCCTAATGCTGTTCCCAGTCCACTACCAAATGCTTTACCTGCTATTCCAGGTCCAAAGCCAGCAGCGATATAAGGTAAGAAAGGTCTTACCTCTTTAGGTATAATCTTTTTTGCTATTTTACGAACTGGTCTGAATACTTTTTTAAAAAATCCCATAATGTATCTCTAATTAATGTAGTGAAATGCAAGGCTGCCACGCTTGATATATGCAGTATCGTGCATTTTACTTGTTTTTTTACTCTTCGTCAATCACTGATATTTGTAGCCGTACCTAAAGGTATTGACTCTACAGTTACATGAACATCTCTTCTGATGTGTTCAGATTTAGTAGAACTATTAGGATTTTGTACATCCTGCATAGCTTCTGCGTCTGACATGTATTCTTGACCTGTTTCAGTGTTTGTTAATGTTACTTCTGTTTTTGGTGTAATAATTGGTATCCTTTTACCATCTACTATTTCATACCTTACAGAAGCTTCTGTTTCTACAAATGACATTATCTGTCCTCCCTGTTAATTTCTAATACTGATGCAACAACATCAACAGCTCCGCTAGCCGCTTGCACTTTTAATATTTCACTTTCTTCCATAATCAACGGTTCTGTTAATACTTGTTCTTTTTGACCAGAAGTTAAATTAACATCATTATCAATTACAAAAGCTGTGCCTGATGCATTAGTCAAAGTTACTTTTACAACTGCTGTGCTTGCAGCATCCTCTGCAACATTTACAGATTTAACAATAGCTCTTGCATTAGATGGTACAGTATAAAGAGTAGTTAGATCTGTGTTTGTTAAACTTGTTTTTTTATTTAAATATATATTTGCCATTATCCTAATCCTAACCAAGTAAATCGTTCTTGGTCTTCTTTTTGTTGTCTTAAAAATGTAGAGTTTAATTGTTCTACTACAGAAGCTAAAGCTCTGTTAATTTGTCTTTGGTTGTCTTCTGTGTATTCTTTTTTTGGTTCGGGTAATCTTACTACTATCTTTGCCATTATCTTCTTCCGTCTGGTTGTAGATCAGCTTGGAATGTACCAAATCTCCATGATTCACCTGATCCTGTATTTTCTATTTTTAAGTTTGCATACCTTCCTCTAGCTCTAGTGTCAACTTTAGTTGTGCTAGATGTAATTGTAAAAGGACTTAATGTCGTAGCTGTTACATCTTCTGATGGATAATCAGATACTGATATGGTTACTTGATTATTACCAGTTAATACTTTGAAGTTTGGTAAGAATCTACGCATAGCCAAGAAGTATTCTCCAATACCTTGATCGGTTTGTAAAGCAAAATTGTATGATTGTATAAAAGATAATAAAGCTGTTGTACTACCATCTGGATTAATTTGATCTGTACCTATTTCATGTTCAAAGAAAACACTTTGACCTAGTCCTGTTTCACCTACAATTGAAGGAAACGTTCCTGTGTTAGAACTGTTGTATGCGGTTGCATAAGGTTTTGGATAAACTAAAGAGTCAATCCAAGTTGTTCTATTAAAATTAGTATTGGTGTTATTATACCAGTTACCCATTTCACCTGGAGGTGCTTTGGCACCGTAATTATAAACTACTGATCTATCATTAAAAGCAGAACTTGATGATGGATACCACCATAAAACTTCTGTAAACAAATTATTTATACCTGCAGTTATTTGTTGTCCTTTTGTTGTATCAATATTGTCGTAGACAAAATCTTCAACCGAACAAGGTAATGAATTTACTGTACCATCAAAAGAGAAGAAACCATTGTTAGACATCCAATATGCAACACCATCTATTTCAACAGCTGCATTCTGTCCTATTAAACCACAGTTCGTACCTACTTGTTCAAATCCAAATGTAAAAGGTGCACCTACAAACTTCATTGTATAAAGTGCATTGTCTGTCCAGACAAGAATATTTTCTTTTGCAACTAACGCTCCGACGATCCGCGTTCCGTCTTGAAGTCTTTGTGAACCGGCTGTATTGGTTGCTTGAATAGTATACTCGTTAATACTTTCATCGGCAGAAAATCTAATAAACATATCGTCTTGTGTAGAAGGCGTACCAATTGTTACTTCTGTTCCGAAATGAATTAAGTGTCTTGTTGTTGGTGATATCAAAGTTGTTCTAGTTGCAGTAGGATTGTTTGATGTTTCAAACCCAGATGTTGTTGTTGATGCCCTGTTACCTGTAGGATTAGCAACACCAGCATTCCATGTAAATGTTTTACCATTTAATATTGTAGCTACTAAAACTTCACCAAAAGAATTAAGTGACCAAAGTCCTGGTTCTAATGTGACCGTAGATGCTTTAACTGCACTACCAAAACCTGTAAAGTCTGTTGCATTTTGAACTACAGCATTAGTGCTGTGAGCTTGACCGTTTGATGTGCCAGCAGTTGCTGTGCCGTTTGCACCTCTAGTAATACCTAAAAATTGTGTAGAACTTTTTGATGTGTATGTAATTAATTCATTTGCTATTGCAATCGTTCCTGCAGATGGAAAATCAGTAGTTGAGTCTACAGTAACAGCGGTTCCTGATCCACCTGTACCAGCAGTGTCTGCGTTCAACGATCCATCTAGTTCTGTTTGTACAACACCAGTAATAGTACCACCATAGTTACCAATACCAAAACCATAACCATAGTTTTGTGCAGCTGGACCAACAGGTTCGTAAGGTTTTAAAGTTATACTACCACCCGCAGCTACCGTACCTGTTGCAGCTGATCCCATTGTAATTGTAAAAGTTGTTGGAGTTGGAACAGTGATGACTTGAAACTTTTTATCTTCAAAATCTGATGCTGAAAAACCTGTACCACCTGGTAATGTTACACTATCAAATAAAACAATATCGCCTTCATTTATATTATGTGCAGCTGAAGTTGTTATGGTAACTGTTGTTGTAGAGTTTGTTGAAAGTGTTGCACCGGTAATACTAGTTTTTAAAGGAGTAATATCAAATAGTTGTCCTTCAAAATATACAAGTAAAAATTTATCTGTTCCTAATGCAACGTATCTATTTCCATCTAAATCTACGAATGCAAATTGTTTTCTTACTACACCTACAATTGTATCTGTAAGAAGAGATTGCCAACCACCTACTTTTTCTGGTAGTCCATATCTAAATCTAGTTAAGTCAGAATCTGTCCAACGACCGACAGCACCAACAGAAGTGTCCTGTCTATCTATACCTGGCGCAAATTTAATTTGTTGAAGAGCCATATGTTAGCTCCTATGCTGTGTTTGTTTTGAAAGCCCAGCCTCTAGTGGCATCTACATAAACTAAAGTTATAGCTTGTCCGTTTGTATTTAAAACTAGATTAGATGTTCCTGTGTTAATAGGTTGGCCGTTTCTATCAATAGTTAAGTTATTAGATGCAAAGGTCCCTCTAGTATCTATAATAGTAATTTCATCTCCTACTGCTGGAGATGCAGGTAAATCAATTTCTATTGGGTTAGCTGTTGTGTTAGCGAAAATTTGTGCACCAGCTACAGCTGCGTAGGGTGAGTTAGAATCAGTTATAGTTGCATAACCTTTTTCAATAATTTTTGTAGTTGTGTTTGTACCATCAGAAACACAAAGTAAAGTTGCTCCTGGTGGAACTGGTTGAGATGTACCGCTAGCTGTTAAAACACTTAAAGTATTATTAGCAGTGCCTCTAACTGTTTCATCACTTATAATCCAAACTCTTTCAGATCCTGATGGCATTGTTAAAGTTCTAGCACCACCTAAAGTTCCAGATAGTTTTAAATAAAAGTTTTTACCGTTTG